CAATTTATAAAATATAATTGAATAAAAAAAGGGAGTCCGTATCTACTCCCTCTTCATCCGCGTTATAAAATCGGTTAAAAAATTAAAAACTTTTAAGCTCGTATTAGACAGTTACGAAATTAAAACACTAATATAAGCAATATTATCCAGCATACCTAATTCTTCCTTTAGGTTTCCCTATTTTATTTAAGGCTACATATCTCAAACTGTCTAAACAATGATTAAAGTTATCTATTGGCTTATTAAAGTAATTACCATCTTTATCTTGTTGCCATTGATAATGTCTAAGCTCATTAATAATATTCGTACTATTTATATCTACGTTTATCTTATATCGCTTTAAGATGTCTATTCCATTTAATATACTATCAGCTCCCTTATTAGCTGGTTTAATATTGAATCCCATTCTTTTGATTTCCTCAATTGATTTAGGCTCTGCTGAATCTCCTATTATCTCATCCCTTCGCTCTATACCAAGTAATCTATATCTTTCTGCTAGATCAGTATTAGTTAATCCAGTTTGATGTATTAATTCCCTCACCCATAATTCTCCATGAGCTAATCTAACCTCAACTAATGCAGATGGATCATTAGTAAATCCGAAATCTTGACCGTAACACTTCCACTTATACTCTTCAGGCCATTCTTTTGTAGTATCCCAGTTAGTAAATATTACTCCTTCCAGGCTACCTACTTCTCCTAATCCGTAAACTTTCCACCAGTTAGGATCTGTGAATTGCCTAGCTTCAATAGACTTAACTATCTGTTCATCTAAATGCTCATTATCTTTATAGGTAGATTTAATGAAGGATACTCCATCCTGAGGTAATACTTTCTCATGAACCCAAAATGAAGCTACTGGATTATAATCTAAGATTACTAGTTTCTTAGTCCTAACCTCTAGCTGGTTATAAGCTTCATAAGACATATTATTACATTCGTTCATGTATAATATATCCCTTCTAGCTCCGCGTAGTTTACTATCATTATCTGCACTAAAGAACTCTATTAAGCTTTCACCTACTTCATAGCTATTATCTGTTTTATTATGCTTGGATCTATCGTATAATCCATTAGCTTTAAGAATGTTCTCAAAATCTCTCATTGCTCCTCTTTTTAGATGGGGGAGAGATTCAGATACTACAGATATCAATAACCTCTTTTTAGATTTACTAGCAATCATCCAAAGAAGCTGAAGAGCAGAATAAGTTTTAGAGGAAGATGTACCTCCCTGATTAACTACTATCCTAGTTTGAGCTATAGCTTTAGCATTCTTTCTATATACATTAGTAAACTTCAATAATTAACGTTTAATTCTATATTCTTTTACATATAATATACCCGAAATCAGTATAATTATATCTTATTGCATATAACTAACATTATTTTAAACTATATAAGACTATATGTGTACCACTTTTTTAATCATCTAAAAATTGATCTATGTTGAAATCTGATTCTTTATCTACTTTAATTTCTATCTTTCCTGATGTTTCTTGCTTGGTTTCTTGCTTGTCTGCCCATCCGAATCTATTCTTCATGTTCATATACCACCCCGTATAACTAAAGTCTTTATTTTCTAACTGCTTTCTTCCTTGTCTAAGCCACCATACCTCTGATAACTCCTTACACTTTTTTACGATGTCGAAAAAATACTCATGATCTTCCGATAATCTATAATACGTATCCCTAGATATATCTAAGATTACAGCTAATTCCACAATAGAAGCTCCTTGCTTTGCTTCCCTTAATATTTTCTTCTCCCAATCTTTAGGTAGATCCTCTAAAGTTATCTTAGGTCTACCCTTTCCTCTTTTATCCTCTGACATTCTCTTTCTCTGTTTTTAAATAACTAATTCTTTGAGCCATAGCTTCTAGTATCTTATTAACTTGTCTTAGTAATAGATCATATTGGTAAGCTACAGCTTCTAATTCTATCTCTTTTGAATATATATCTTCATTCTCTATTAAGCTCATTACCTCAGCTTTATTCTTAGGTAGTTTCTTATTTGCTATGAATCCTTGAGTAGATTTATTAATGCTTATCTTCCTGATGAAGTAAGCCTGATTATAATCTCTTTTAAACTCTGATGATTCCTGAGCTAATCTGTAGGAGTTTACAGCTAATCTATCCCTTAAAGATATTAAGCCTGATAAGTTTTGACTTTCTATTGATCTCTCGTAAGAATCTATTAACTTATTTATCTCCTCTATTATCATTCTATTAATTTATCTACTATATTGAATAAATCAAACTTTTGACTTAAAGAGTTATTCTGTACTATAACTATTCCGATCTCTACAGCAATTAATAACTGTAATAATACAGTCATTACTAAGATCATTATACTTAGGCTTCTTCTGTTTTTACGCTTCATTCTTTAACTTTTTTAAATATAACTGTATTGCTCCTGATACTGTATGATTACTTACTTTATATCTCTTAGAAAGTACCTCATATGTTTCTCCGTATTTAATCCAATCTTGCTGGATCTTTGATATAACGCTTCTATCTTTCATTTCCTTTCTACTTTATCTATTCTTTTGTCTAATTCATTTATGATCTTTATCTTCTTATCTAATCGCTTCTCTATAGTTTCTAGTTGAGCTTTCATCATCCTAAACTCAGAATATAATCCCCCAGCTAGGAAGATCAATATAATGATGTTAGTTATATTATCCTTTAGATAGCTTTGCATAATAATTGTCAATTAATAACCATTCTCCTTTATGATATACTTCAACTTCATATTCTTCATTCCATCTAAGCTGACCTTCTAATGGCTCATCTTCTATAGATTCATCATTCTCCACTATACAAATATACTATTAAATTTTGACTTTAATGCTTTAGCATCTATAAATACGCTATTATCATATTGCTTAAACTCCGTTATGTTTTCTTCTGTTTTTATATCCATAGCATATAATCCTAGATCTTTTAACCTGATCTTCTTCTCTCTATAATTTAGATCTGCTAATTTCCTCTTCATAGAAGCATCTAATCCTTTCATTAAACCATTCTGCCATAATTCCCAGTTCATTTGATCTAATAGCCATTTAGATAAACATCTAACAGCTCCTACAGTATCTCCTTTTCTTGGTCCTCTGTAGCCTTTCCAATATACGGCTTTATCTTTAGGTAAGTTTAGAAAGTAGAAGTCTAGCAATCCAATAAAATCATATCCCTTATTCATCCAGTATAAATACTCATTAAATAACCTCAACTCCATTACATCATCAGAACCTAAACATATAACATAATCAGAATTTAATTCTTTTGCTACCTGAAGCGGTTTATTCATCTTATCAGATAATGGATAGTTATTAGTTTCTATATAGTTAAATCTGTACTTCTCGCATAAAGACCTAGAATGTACTCCTTCAGATCCAGCTACTATACAATTAACAGTAATCCTTTTATTATTCTCTTGGATGTGTTTTATCCCTTTAGCGAATAACTCAAATACTTCTGGACGCTTCCACATTCCAGTAACAAAACTAACTATCATTAGAACAATGTTTTTTGTGCTGAATGTTTTTTAAATCTATCGTAAGCTGAATTATAATAATCTTTATCTAATTCACAAGCTGTAAGATCAAACTTATAATCATGACAAGCAATAGCAATAGATCCTGATCCTAAATGAGTATCTAGTATCTTATCTCCTTGCTTTGCGTATTTGTCTAAAAGCCATTTGTAAAGTTCTTTTGGTTTTTGTGTTGGATGTATTTTATTTTTATCTTCTGTTTGAACGTGAAAATGTTTAAAAACTTTGGCAGGTACTTTGCAATTAGTCCAAGCCATTTCACACATAGCAAAACTAAAATCTTCAGCATTTGATTTTTGCCAAATAATAAAATATTCGCTAGTTGGTAATTCAAAATTATTAGACCCCCAAATTATTTGATTTTTTGATATTCTAAACAACTCATTAAAATATTCTTTATTTGGTTTTACATTATTCCAATTACCTTTTTCACTTCCGTACTTATTAATAATACTTCCCCCCTTTTTAAATCTTTCTAATCCATAAGGAGGGTCTACTATTGCTAAATCAAAATAATTATCTGGATAACGTTTCATTAACTCCATGTTATCCTCGTTTGTTACTTTTATTTTATCTGTCCAATTCATAATCCTTTCTTCTTTTTATAAAGCTCTAACTTCAGCTTTAATTTATAGAAATATAATGCTAATCTGCTGAATATATCAAACCTAATATTTAATAGGATGATAAAACATATTACTACTATTATCTTTAGTGCAAACATAAAGTCGCTTTAATTTGTGAATCAATAAAATCATATTTACTCTTAATAACATCATTATATAGATGCCCTTCTATCTGTCTAATTCCATTAATGATAGTTGCATGATCTCTACCTCCTAAGAATACCCCTATCTGCTTTAGACTGATGTTCTGATTATACTCTCTAATGAAGTACATAATCATCTGTCTACAAAGATTTACATTATACTTCCTAGATCTTCCTTTAATATCCTGAACATTTACCTCAAATACTTTACAGTTTAGGTCCATGATATACT